TCAGGATGATCTCTGGTTAACGCCACCGTTTAAAATCCAGCTATCAACCTCAGCCAGTAAAAATTGCTTCGGGTACATTGTTACTGGCTTGGGGAAGTTGTATTTAGCGATATATTTAGCAATCGTATTCCGTGAGGATATATTTAGCTTAGCCATCGCATCTTTTTCGTAAATCATCGTTAATTCAGCCATAAATTTCTCTCCACATTGTTTATCACTCGCCCGCCGCTACGAACGTTTATTCGTGACATGTCACACTATTAATTTAACTTCGTGCCAGCCTTTTGTTACCCAACACCGAGAATCACCTTCACAGGGACAATTCTGCACAGGTAGTGACTCACAACATTTTATGCAGTTGCGTTTACTCAGTGCTTCTTTTATTTCCATCAGTTCGCCGTGGTACTTACGGATCATTAAAGCGACCAGTTCGGCGCGGGAGTAAGGCTCTCGACCTGGTCGCCTGGCGGCGCAATCATGGTCGAGCATTTCCAGTTCCTGTGTATCAAGGAAAAGCTCCAGCTTGGTATTTCCTGATTTTGCCTGCCGCGCCCGTTGCGCTGCTTTACGCTCGGCGGCTGACTTACCCACGGTCACCCCCTTTTTCGTAAACCCCGATAATATCCCCGTCTGCCAGTCGCGCATTATCCCTGATGTCATGCACCACACAGGCCGCATGGTCACGGCTGGTGGCGTGGATATGGAATTCAAACTTCCGGTTATCGCCATCGGTAAACTCGACTGCAAACAGGCTCCAGACCGCGCCGCCATTTAAAGTGTGAAGCGGGTAGGGGATATATTGCAGCTCATGCCCTGCATCAGCGCCGAGGCGCATGCTGATATATTCTGGCTCTGACTCCTGCATCATTTCCGGCTGAAAGTAGATATCCAGCTCCAGCTTTTCGGCCAGCGCTTTTTCGGCACGCGCGCCAGCTGAATTTTCCCAGCCCTGTAGGAAAAACATGGTGTCTGCACTGCGCACCATCGCAAAGCAGATATCCATATACTCTGGTTGCGTCAGTCCGCCAGGCAGGGTGGCAGGATTCAGCACGGTGTGACCTTCAGAGCTAAGAGCCGCTGCGGCTTTATGAAATGCCTGGCGGTTGAAGTCAGTTATGCCGGTCATGGGGCCAGCGATATAAACCTTACCCATGGTCACCTCCCGGTGCTGGGGCAACTGGACTGATGTTGAAAGTGCTAAGAGTTTTTACGATAAGCTCGCGTTTGCTCTGAATATTTGGCAAAGAACGTAACTCGTTTACCATCGCTGCAAACTCATGCCGTTGCATGTGATAATCATCCGCCCCGCTGGATGATGGGTGGATGTAAAGTGGCGTTTCAACCTTGCAACAGATAGAAAAAATTTTATCGTCACCGCATTCTTCCCGATTGACCACCTGCCCACTGCGGTGCATATAGGCAACAGGCTGCTGCTCACCCTTAATAGCGTTCAGCTCTTCATGAATGCGGTGACGTATCTCTGACTCTTTGTCGAGGTCGGCGGTAAGCTCTTTGATTTGGGCTTCTGCTGCTTCCAGCCGCTGGCGCAGTTGACCACGCTCATCAATTAGCCTGGCTGCATGGTTGCGGTGGCTATTGATAGCTTTATCACGCTCAGCCGCCAGCGCATTGCTACGCACACTGACGACATCTAGGCGAGTAGCTAAGTCACCGATCATTTTTACGATTTCATTCACCGGAGTAAGGCCGCTGATCTGTTTTGCAAAAGTAAAACCGGCGCTAACGAGCTCTCTGTTTGTTTTTTCAGTAGTCATGCTGGTGGACCTCAATGAATAACGATGCTGTTGTTAAGCTCATCAGCGATACGCTGAGCTTTAATGGGATTACGGATAACCAAACCGTCTGGAGTCAGCCAGCCATGAAGCAGGGCGCTGTATGGCAGTGTGATACGTCCTACGGTGATTGGGTCGTCAGGCTTTTGCATCGAACTTGGCCTTTTTGAACTCGCTGCCAAATATTTCTATGCCCCCAGCCGAAGCTTTAGGCCTGGCTCCGGTTTCAACGTAGATGGCATCACAATGTCGGAAGTAATGGCAGCCGGTCATAAACAGCATCCCCCAGTCGAGGCCGAGAGCGTCAAGCATTAGCTCACGATCAAGTTTCAGCGTGGGATAATTCTCTTTCCATTTAGCTGCCAGCGCTTTAGCTTCCTTGCCCATCCCTTTTGGCGCTTTAACTTTTGGAGTGCTTGAATAGCCATTGTTGCCATTCGGTTTTGTCCACAGCTCCGCTGAGATATATGGATTGCTCTCGAAGCGCACACCATAAAAGCTGGCGCTGGTTAGGTCGTTGCGGAAAACAGGGTTGCCGCCAAACAAAGCAGCGAATTCTTTACCATGCTGACGCACTTCGGCTTCTTTCTTTTCCATCGCATCCCATACAGCCAGCGCTTCTTTGTTTGTGCACTTGAAATAATTCATCGGCATAATTCTCCACACTGTAAGCGGCCGCTACCGCTAATTTATGGTTGCAAGAATCCCTTGCCGTGATGGCAATAATTCAGCAACTTAACGTTTTAAATTTGGCAAAGGATTACCGCTATAATCCTCAGCCGTGATAACTCCACAAAAGATGTGTCGTCAGGAGTTGAACCTGCACCGGATAGGGAGCCCGACTATCACCGGATATGGACACAATCGATTGAGCACTGAATAAAGCGGCATTTGAAGGTTGACACGTTCGCCGACCAGACCTTAACAGTACTCAAGCGATTGTGAGCTTAGGAAAAAAGTGCGGTCACACTGGTTGATTACCCTGGTGAGGAAATACCAGGTGACCGCCAACACTACACACAGCATGGAATTCAGTGCCTGGAAACTTCTCCACCTCAGGCGGCGGTGGTATCTTGGAAGTTCTCACACAGCCAAGAAGGATAAAACATGTCTAAATATTCAAATCTCTGGTCTGCAATTGGTACTGATTTAGCAAAACATTACGGCGTTACTCCTGAATCACTAAATTTTGACCCTGATAGTTTTGGCACAAACAATTTCCTGACTCACATAACACAATTAATTCTTATTGAGCTTTCATTGCACGAGCATCGTCAGAGATACTCTTCGCCTCTCTTTCCGCTTCATGGAATCGATGCCCTAGATCATATGGTCTTTCAAAAAACCAAATGGAAAAAAACAGAAATCAACAATCTATCAACGGATGAAAAGCTATATGTTCTTCTGGGCGATATAACCCTGGATCATCTGAAGGAAGAAGACCGGAATTATCTTGCAGGTAAAACTGCAAAGATTTCACATCTGCAAGAAATCGATTTAAAGAGTTACACTGGTTGGCAGTTAGGCTCAGGAGAGAAGTTTTTAAAGTCTCATTTGTAGCTTTCTGAGCACGAATCAACTCTTCCAATAACTTGTGCGCAGCCCAAGCTACATCGGTTTGGGCTTTTAACTGTAAGCCGATAATCTCACTTTGTTCAATCAGCAACGATTTTGCTTCTGCCAAGTTGGGCTGCAATTTTTTATCGTTCATCCTGTCCTCCGTCATCTGTTTATCCGCAACCTCAGGGAAGAGTACCGACCCCAATGGAAGAGAAGCAATTCCAAGGAAGCCGTGGGCTAAAGTGCGACCACTTTTGTTTGCTTCAGCCTCCAGCGCTTCCTTATTTTTCAAAAGCTGCCTGACCACGCTATTGAGAAAATTTAGGTAGTCGGCAGCTACAGCGCCGTTTGTGTTCAGAACCGCGACGATTCCCCCGTTAACAATCAGGCTTATTACTCGCTCTGCCATAAGCACCTCGTCACTATGCATTCAGCATCTTCTACAACACTGGAACTACGTTGCCCTTTGGCTGGTCAAGATTAAAGCTTACTGAGCCCTGATCAGCGTCACAGATAAGTTCGGCATCATCGAAAAGCGATAACATCGCAATCAATGACCAGAGGTTGGTGTTGGACATTTTCTTTTGACCTTCCACCGTGAGCTCCTTCGTTATATGTATTCGATGATGTGATTAAACTATATGTTTATAGTGGCGTCAATATTATGTTTATAAATATTTTGTTTATTTATGCGTTGGAGTGGTAAGTGTTTGTTTATGAAGCGAAAAAAAACCGGCTTTAGCCGGTTGATTCAAAGAGGGGTTTTTTAATCTTTACCAACATCATCTGAAGAAATGAAGCGGGTGGCTTTGATAATGCCTGATACAAAATGGAGCTTCTTAACTTGATCCATTGGCAGAGTGAACGGCTTATGATCATTATTCACGCTGGTAAACTGATAATCACCTGAACGGTTATAATTCAGTATCTTGATCATGTTATGACCGTCTGCAGTACGGATAAAAACTTCATCACCAGGATGAACCTTCGTATTTGGCTCAATAACTACAAACTCACCTGACTGAATACGCGGCCACATGCTATCGCCCCGAACTCGAACGCCATAAGCTTCCTTGTCATCGCTATAAATTCGCAGCCAACCGGCATGAAACTCCATCATGTCAATAAGACCATCCATGCCCAATACTGCCTCTCCTTTAACTGGGATCACACCATTCTTAAGGTTGCCAATCATTTCGACTTCATCTGATGGTGACGGGCCTTCTTCTCCAAGAATCCAGGACAAGCTTAGTCCTGTGGCGGCTGCAATTTTTATTGCTGAATCTTTGCCAATCTCACCGCGCTTGAACCAGTTGTTCACTGCTTGAGGGCTTACATCCGCAATTCGCGCCAGCTCTGCTTTTGTCACTTTTGCAGCTGAAAGAAGTTCTTCCGGCCTAGAGAGCTTAGTCATATCGCTTACCACGCTGTTTATTACCATGCCCTGATTGTAAACGTTATGTTTACGCGAAGATATAAACAAGAAATTGACCTTTTTATAAACTTATTGTTTAATTCATAAAACCAACTAAACCGGAGATAGATATGAATGCGTTAGGCAAAGCAATCAAAACTGCAGGCTCTGCGCGTGCTTTGGCTTTGAAGCTAGGTGTATCACCAATGACCATCAGTTACTGGCAGAACCGCTCATCAGGTGTAGTTCCAGCTGAGCGAGTTATCAGAATTTTTCAACTCACTGGCGTAACCCCCCACGAGCTTCGGCCTGATTTGTATCCAAGCGCATCGGATGGCATGGCAGATATTACATCCACGCCAATAGCCCCGTAACTACCAAAGGAAAACCATGATGGTAGACATCAAAGAGACAGTAAAAGCGATGTGCAAGGCGTTACCTGGTGGCCGTGCGGCTATGGCAGGTGCATTGGGTATGACGATCTGTCAGTTCAATAACAATCTGTACGAAAAAAACGGTTGTCGCTTCTTTGAGCATCATGAACTGGAAGCGATGGAAGACCTTTCCGGTACCAACCTGTTGGCGAATTACTTTGCGAGTCGTCGCGGTGCGTTGCTGGTGGACGTTCCGAAATTCGAAGAGCTGGATCAGGTTGAGTTGTTCAGTAAAGCAGTGAGAACTGCGGCTAAGCGTGGACACGTCGATCAGTTAATTCAGCAAGCTCTTGAGGATGGCGTAATCGATGACAGTGAGGCGAAGGAAATTGAATTTCATCATGCCAAACATCTGGCGGCGCGTGATGAAGAGGTCAGGGCGGTTATCGCTCTTTTTGGTCGGACGAAAACTCAGAAAGGTTGATGCCCCGGATAGCGGTCCGGGGCATCGGCGCGAGTACTAAACAATGTGGAGTTAATAAACGCATGAACAGTTTACTCAAAAACGCAGGAATACCGCAATTGCGCTGTCGCGTTGTTTGTGGCGCGTTCTTGTATGAAGTGAATGTACAGGGCAGCTGGACAGCCAGCAACTACCAGTTTGCCAACTGGATGGTAGAGGAAGCCCGGAAGCTGGAATGTAAGTCGCGTGACGAGGTGGGCGTATGGAGCCGGAAAAAATTGAGGTGTTCAGCGCCTCTTACCGTGATCAGCGCGGAATTATCGTCGAAGTTACCGGCGTCGACACTGCCAACCATCGCGTTATCTACCGGCGTCCTGGCTACGAATATGACTGTGTGTGTCCGCGCCGTGAATGGTCACGCAAGTTCGAGAGAGTGGAAGAATGAGTAACCTAATGCATTTGCTTGATCGCCCGATAGCTTACCAGCCGTCATTCATTGCGCTGGGTGCAGGTGTGACCGGTGCCGTTCTGCTTTCTCAATTGGTTTACTGGCATAACCGCATGGATGGTTGGTTCTACAAAACACAGGCTGAAATCACCGCTGAAACAGGTCTGACACGCTATGAGCAGGAAGGTGCGCGGAAGAAACTGATCGCCGCTGGCGTGTTGGAAGAAAAGCTGCAAGGCGTCCCGGCGAAACTATTTTTTCGCATCAATGCAGAGGCTCTGGAAGCCCGGTTATTACAGTTTGCGGGAAACCAGCATTCCAGTATGCGGAAAACCAGCAAACAAGGATGCGTAAAACCAGCAGCCAAGAATGCGGAAAAACCACAAGCAAGTTTGCAGCAAACCAACGAGCCGGTTAGTGGAAATCCCGCATCCATTCATACAGGAGATTACACAGAGACTACTACAGAGATAAAACCCTCTTGTCCGGTCGCTGCGCAACCCGACGAAAAACCGGCTGATGATTTTCTTTCCCGACATCCAACGGCCGTGGTTTACAGCATTGCTAAACGCCAGTGGGGAAGTCAGGAGGACCTGACTTGTGCTGAATGGATTTGGAAGCGCATCAAAAAGCTTTACGAAGATGCCGCCGAGTCCGACGCCGAGGTCGTTATCCCGAAAGAGCCTAACTGGACGGTCTGGGCAAACGAGGTTCGCCTGATGTGTTCGCAGGATGGCCGCACACACCGTCAGATTTGTGAGTTGTTTGGCCGGGCCAACAAGGACCCGTTTTGGTTCAAAAACATTTTGAGTCCGTCAAAACTGCGTGAGAAGTGGGAAGACCTGACACTGAAACTTCCTAAAAATGGTTCAGGCAGCCCGGTGAAAGATGATCCGGCGTTCAGAGCAAGTTACGACGATGTTGATTACAGCCAGATACCAGACGGCTTCCGGGGGTACAGAGCAGAATGAATATTCACGAACAGGTTATCGAATTTGTCCGCGCCAACCCGCTTAGCAACACGACTCAGATCGCCAAAGGTGTTGGTTTCTCGTCCGGCCTGATGCGGGGCGTCGTCGCCGAGCTTTACAAAATGGACAAGCTTGACCGCCATCTGAGCAGCACGAAGAGCTACCAATACATGGTGAAGTCCGACGCTGAGGTTATTGCAAATGCTGAGTACTCCCGCTGCCGGAAGCTGGCTGAAGAGCTGGAGATTAAAGGTTTCTGGCGTCGCGCTGCACAGCAGTGGCTTGAAGCTATGGACAACACACGCAGCGAAGGTCTGCTGGAGAAAGCCGCAGCACGCCGCGCTACCTGCATCAAACGGAGCGAGGGGCCGCGCCAGTCCTATTACGGCGCAAGCATTGCAGACGCTTCGGCATCCTCACTTCCACCGCTGGCCCTATGGAATTACTCATGAAATCGAAACTGACCGCGCACATTACGCGCCATGAAATTTTCTATCACGGTATCCGCACCGCCTGTGTGCTGATCGTTCTTCTGCTTCTGACATTGGTAATGGAGCTGGTAAGCAAATGACTTCACTTTCAGTAGTTCACAAAAACCGCGATGAATCGGCAACTGACATTGTTCCGCGCAAAACTTATTACGCTGGCCTGAAAGAGTTCTATGTCGAGCCTGGCTACAACGTCCGCGAAATCGATCAGCAGCATGTTGAAGAATTTCGGGATGCGTTCATTGCTGGTGAGGAAGTTCCGGCGCTGATTGTTCAGGTCACCGAGCAGGGCTTAAAGATTGTCGACGGCCATCACCGTTACTATGGCGCTGTGATGGCTACCGAGGCAGGCCATGAAGTGGCACGTCTGGAATGCAAAGATGCCAAAGGCACAGAGGCCGACCGCATCGCACTTATGGTAACCAGCTCACAGGGCAGGGCACTGTTACCACTGGAACGCGCATCAGCATATCAGCGCCTGTTGAATCAGGGCTGGACGGAATCCGAGATTGCCAAGAAAGTAAAACGTTCAGTGGCTGACGTTGAGCATCACATTCAACTGCTGGAATGTGGCGACACGCTCATTGAAATGGTCAAGGCGAAAGAGATTGCGGCCACCACTGCTGTATCGTTGTCCCGGGAACATGGCACCAAAGCTGGCAGCGTGGCTACTGAGTCACTGGCGAAAGCTAAAGCCGCGGGCAAGAAGAAACTGACTAAAGCCGCAGCACTGCCGCAGTTCAGCGCAGTGAAAGCACGTCGGCTGGTGGAATTGATGGCCCAATTTGAATTTACTGATGATGGCTATACCGCCGCAGATGAAATTTATCTGGAAGCTATGGGCATTCTTGGCGAATACCGCGACGCGCATGGAAAGCCAGCATCACCGTCAGCAGCGGCAGAAATTGAGGTGCGAAATTCTGAAATTGATGAACCAGAGCTACCTGTTCTCAATGATGAAATTCTCAGTAAAAGTGGGATTGAGGTGTGGGGCTGCATAGCCGCCGCGTTCGGCCATAAATCAGAGTACACGTTCAGCGAATCGAAGTATGCGCATACATGGGCAGCTGACTCTGTGGAACACCCTGAATACATCGTCGTACCAGCTGAGACTATTGCAAAAGCGCTGCGATTTATTAAGTCCAAGAAAGAGAGTTTGGTAATTAAAGCGTGGGTCAACGAGAGATATTCTGATCCTGAGCAGCGAATTGATATGCTTCATCGCCTCACGTCAGTTTCAATCGAGATAAAGCTCGAACATGCTCTAACTGTGCCTGAATTCATCGACATGATGGAATCTGTAGACAAATCCTGCTGGACGAATGCCAGACAGCTGCGCCAGGCGTTTCGGGATTTAATCGAAAAGCGCAAAGCTGAGAGTGCTGCATGAAATTAATCCTGCCATTTCCACCGAGCGTAAACACCTATTGGCGCTCCCCTAATAAGGGGGCGTTAGCCGGTCGGCATTTGATTAGTGTTAATGGTCGAAAGTACCGCATTAATGCAACCGCTGCTGTACTGGAACAGTTAAAGCGTTACCCGCAACCAATAACCAGCGATATTGAAATTCACCTGACCCTCTATCCACCTAACAGGGCAACGCGTGACCTGGACAACTTCCAGAAAGCGCTGTTTGATAGTCTAACTCATGTGGGCGTATGGAAGGATGACAGCCAGATTAGGCGCATGCTGGTGGAATGGGGCGCTGTGACATGTCACGGCAAAGCGGAAATCACGATTAAATCATTCGAAGAGACATCGGCATGAGGGCGCTACTAAATGCTGATGTCGCACCCCGCACCGGGATTGTGCTGCTAAGACCGGGTAGCGAACTATTGGGAATGTTTACACGTGGGCGTGTACTGGTATGCAACGAACCGGATTTCATGAAAGAGCTACCGACAGGGCGTGTGTCTGAGTCTGACCAGCCCTTGTTAGATGATCCGGCGCTGGCCTCATTCTTTGCGTCAGAGCGCGTTCTCAATGCTGCTGGTGGCGTGGAAAACCTGGTTAACAGTATTCGACTGCGTAAATTCTGCGAGTGGGAATCAAGCGAGGAGGAATATCACCATCACCACCATACAGCACTTCGCACATCAACTGGTGCGGTATGCCTGTGTTATATGCACGACAACCGGTTTCGGGATATGCCGCTACCGACCCAGCTGGATTTAAAAGGGCAGAGAAACGCCTCTGAATGGATTATCGACAGAGCCCGTCGTGAATTGAGTCTGGCAGAAGGCCACCAGCTGACGTTGCCGGAACTATGCTGGTGGGCCTCAATGCGGGAGGTGATAGACCTGATTAGCGAATCTCCTGCGCGGCGGGTGCTGAAAATGGCACCGGTAGTCGTGGCGACAGGCACCAGACGCGAAGCGGACATCGAACCTGAAGTTGCAGCGACTCAGATCATTGAGGAGACAGCAAAGCAAATACTGGCGCTCAGAATCGATCCTGAGTCGCCTGAATCTTTCATGCTGAGGCCAAAGCGTAAGCGTTGGGAGAATGAAACCTACACTCGCTGGGTGAAGTCACAGGCGTGTGCATGTTGTGGAAAGCAGGCTGATGATCCACACCATATCATCGGTCATGGTCAGGGCGGTATGGGTACGAAAGCACATGACCTGTTTGTTATCCCGCTTTGCCGTATGCATCATGATGAACTGCATGCAGACACCCGGCGTTTTGAGGAAAATTATGGCAGTCAGATTGAGCTGCTTTTTCGATTCCTGGATCACTCGATAGCGGTCGGCGTGATCGGTACAGGTAAAAAATAAAAATGTGGAGAGAATAATGCGTGATATTCAACTGGTATTAGAACGCTGGGGGGTCTGGTCTCGTTCGCGACCTGAAGGTGATTACTCTTCTATTGCAGCGGGATTTAAGGGGCTTATCCCTCAGGGGGCCAGCGAGCAAAGCTGCACTGACGATGACGCACTCATAATTGATGCATGCGTAGGAAGGCTTAAGCAGAAACGCCCTGAAGAGCATGCCCTATTATTCAGCCATTATGTGAAGGGTGTGTCAAAAAGGGCTCTAGCGAAGTCTTCGCGCTGCGATGAAAAACTCATCAGAATAAAATTTCAATTGGCTGAAGGTTTCATTGATGGTTGCTTGTCGATGCTTGATGTCAGGCTAGACAGTGACTAAATGGCATTAAAAAACCCGGCATTGCCGGGTTTAGAAGTTATGACGTCAGGTTCACGCTGCTTTCTTATTCTCTTTGCGCTTGCCGTGACACTCTTGAGTGCCGTCAACAGTAACCTGCTTGAGCATCTTAGGAGTTGCAGCCATAAGTTCTTCCATAGCAACTCCCATGCGCGAAAAGACATCAGAAGTCTGGAAAGACGTCTCTGAAGAAGTGCTTTTACGTGGGTGTTTCATGTTTATCTCCAAAAGCCTTTTGCAGAAGGCTAAACGAGGTCAATACCGCGTTACGATAGATTCGACCCCTTGATGGGGCTAGTATTGTACTAGTTATGTTGGGTTTGTCTACCTGATTTCAAGTATAGCCTAATACTGCATCCTTAACTTGTGCACGAGATGCTGTCATCAGAACTGTATCGCCGACAAAACCGAAATTTTTATAGTGCGCCATTACTTCTGCGTTAACTGGTTCTATCACATTAATAACGTCACAATCAACTGCTGAACAAAACAGATATGTAGCCCATAAAGTAACTAAAAGCATTCTGCCATGTAGTGGATGATCATCACGGTTACGAACGAAGCTTTCTACAAACCGGATGTCGAAGCTGTTTAGTTCAACATTATAGACGCACATTGCTGCCCCGGCAGGGAGGGGGTTTCTTTCCTCGACCAGTTTCACACAAAACTCAAATTTATTAGGACTGTTACCGTACTCAGCGAAGGCGAAATCCCAATTCAGCTCGGCGTAGTTTGTCATCATTGCCTGGAAGTCTGCATCGGTTATGGGGCCAACCGCAAGTGGGAGATTAGCTTGCTCCAATAGCATTTGAACGTTGTTAAGTGTTGAAATTGATATCTGCTCAAGATTCACAGCTTGTTCCCATCCGAATGATTTGGAAACATTATATCATGTACTAAGCGTCGAGAATGTTCTGGTTCCAAAAGTAATTACTCTTGAAAGATTGAAAAAAATCTAGTGCGGTCCGCAAGTTGATTGATAACGTGATAAGAGTGGTCACTTCGACACATAGCTTATCATCATAAATGAGCCGGTCACCGGCACAAATAACAGCCTCGGCACCTGCCGGGGCTTTTTTATGCCCAAATTTCAGGGATTGCCACCTGTCGGCCTCCAGCCTGAGGTAAGCGACTCACAAAGCGAGTCGAATGCTTGAGCTAATCGACTCGCATCAGGCTTCACTTTCCCCTTTCAATCAGCACACAGCACCACGGCATGGCCGGAGGTGGGAACTATGAAAATGGAACAACAACCGGGCAACATCGTCACTCAATTCTTTGCGTGGCTGGCGACTATAGCTGCCGCACTGGGATGGACGACGCAAGACCTGGTCTATTTCATTTTTGGCGGGATCGGCGTGTTTATATCGCTGGCATCGTTTATCAGTGGTCGTATTGATGCAGCGGCAAAGCGCCGGGAAGAAGCCCGACGAACTCAAATTATCGAAGATTACATACACGACGTCCAAAAAAAAACTGCTGAACAGCGCCCGAGCGCCGTAGAGGTTATTTCAGAAGCGGTAGCAAAATCAGAGGCATAAATGTCAAACCTCAAAACTAAACTCAGCGCTGCCGTGCTGACTCTGATTGTTGGCGGTGCTTCTGCTCCAATAATCCTTGACCAGTTTCTGGATGAGAAAGAGGGCAACAGCCTGAGGGCTTATCGTGATGGTTCCGGTATCTGGACTATCTGCCGCGGCGTCACACGGATTGATGGTAAGCCGGTGGTGCAGGGCATGAGGTTGTCAGCTTCCAAATGCGCGGATGTGAACGGCTTCGAGAGCCGAAAGGCTATCGCCTGGGTAGAACGTAACGTTAAGGTGCCGCTGACCGAACCGCAGAAAGCCGGTATTGCTTCCTTCTGTCCGTACAACATTGGTCCGGGTAAATGTTTCCCTTCAACGTTTTATAAGCGCCTGAATGCTGGTGATCGAACGGGAGCATGCGAAGCGCTTCGCTGGTGGGTGCATGACGGTGGCCGCGATTGCCGGTTAACCAAAGGGCAGGCGAGTGGCTGTTACGGTCAGGTGGAGCGCCGGGATCAGGAATCAGAGTTAACTTGCTGGGGGCTGGATAAATGATGTGGCTGGCAAATAACTGGCGAAACCTGATTTGGTTCGCTCTGGTGCTCTGCGTTGTGCAGCTGGCTTATTCAGCAAGAGATTACCGAGACAGGGCAGATAAAGCTGAGAGTGCTCTGAAATCAGCAAAAGAGACCATCACAGATATGCAGACACGTCAGCGTGACGCTGCTGCGCTTGATGCGAAATACACGAAGGAATTAGCCGATGCCAAAGCTAAGCTTGATGATCTGCAGCTGTGTGTTCGCTCTGGCAAGTGTGGGCTGCGCGTCAACGCCTCCTGCGCAAAGAGTGACATCTCCGCCGCCTCCAGCCTGGATGATGCTTCCAGCCCCGGACTTACTGAGTCCGCTCAACGGGATTATTTCACCCTTAGAGAGCGAATCGAAACAGTCACCAAACAATTGACAGGCCTACAGGCGTATGTGCGCGAGCAGTGTCTTAACTGATTATAAGCTGTTGATAATTCCAGGGAGAAATGCAGTCTATTCTGCATTATTATTTCCACATTCCTGTCAAGGCGTGGAAATGATGCGGACAACAATCGAGCTGTTAAATCAAGCAAGCCTCAAGTCAGTACTGTCAAGGCCAAACGAAGGATTAATGGCTTTAACCCTTCTTTGTTTGGTTGAATGGCCTGATGGGGTTCAGCGCCAATGTTATGTAAAAATTTTTTCTCAGGCGCAAGGTTTAGGGGTTTTTAACGAAATACTTGGATACCTTCTTACAAAAGCAGAGGAACTGCCTGTAGCCCCTAAGGCCGGTGTGCTAATTCTTCCTGAGGAATTGAAGAAGGAAATCGCATTCCCAGCTGCACCGATAGCCTTTCTAACAAGTAAGATTCATGGAAATTCACCCAGTAGTTTCTACAATTTGGGGCAAGCACTACAGTTTGAGAGTTTATGCAAGATTATTGATGGTTGGGAAAAACTACCCCAAACAATAGCATTTGATGAATGGGTTGCTAACCAAGATCGTAATTTGGGCAACGTCATTATAGATGCAAACCTTAATGTTACGTTGATTGATCATAGCAATATGCCCATTGATTTGGATTGGACAATTCCTATGTTGGATGCTGAAATTGAGCCACGCAATGTGCTGAGTGATTTTTTCCGTAGCACACCAAATCTACCGCAAAAAATGGAAATTATCCGAGGTGCCTCCAAACAGGAATCAAGCATAAACTTGGTGCGTGATGAAGTTAGATTTTGGGCTGAGCGCTTGTTGGATAATGAACAACGTGAAAATTTAATGTTGTTTTTGGAGCGCAGAGCTAAACTCTCGAATGCAAGACTTAGTAAGAAGTACGGGCTTTTGGCAGGTGTGGCATGATTAACTTTGCATCTTTGATTGATGATTTTTCGGATAAGCCAGCATCAAGTGGTGAATGGTTTGCAATACAATGGACACCAGACTTAGCAACTGGAGAGAAATTAAATATTGGAGTTTGCTTTCGTGAATCATCCGGAGGTTCATATGTACAGGTATTGGAATACTTTGACCGCATAAATTGCCTCTATTCGCAATCAGCAGTGTTACATCTTCGTTTGGCATGTGAAGTGGCGAAAGAGGCTGTAATGTTGAACCAATATATTGAAACAGCATGTCTTAGTGGAATTTCATTCGTTCCTAAGGGTTTTGCCCAAGGTAAATCACCTGATGATATTCTGTCCTCATTGTTTTCAAACGTAGTGCCCTTGGCTACTAGAAAGTCAAAGCCTAAAGAAAAGGCCTACTATCCAGTAAGTAGAGAACGTCTATACAATATTATGGATGGTCGTTTAAAAACTTCACTTGCATATGATGCGTATTTTTCTATGGTGGAGCCAGCACCAGTTAAACGAGTAAACCTCGGTAGCCAAGTTCAATCTCTGTTTTTGCCATACACAGCGGGTCGCTCAATCGGAACAATTACATCAGCCGCTTATGCGGATGAGAATACGGCAAAATGTCACTTATATGATGCTCAGAGAGATATATCACTGGCACTAGGTAATTTTAATGAATACTCATCTGGAGCGATTTTTATTCTATCTCCTAATAATGATTTAAAAGTTGAGAAAAGAGATCAAGTTGATTCAGAAATCGACAAGTTTTGTTGGTATCTTAAAACATTGTCAGTTTTCACCGAAGTTGATAGCGAGCCTGTTTTGCTAGCTGACAAGGCTGCTCATTGGTACAAAAAAGTAGCCGCTTAAATATAACGAATTAAATAACATATCAAACAAGCCACTCGCATTTGCTGGTGGCTTTTTTATTGCCATCACAATGCCTGGCGTGCCAGATATCGTAATGACAGTAAACCCACCATCCGAGGTACCCCATGACAGACATCACTACCGAACAAACAAACCAACTGGAGCTGCTGGCCACGCTTGGCTACGACACTGCAGCAACTAAAGTAGCGGTCGCATTCATCCAGAACGACCCGTTCAAACACCGTTTGTTCATTCAGCAGTACAACCGCGTATATGGTGAAAGCGACATCGTTGCACGCGCTACCAAAGCTGTGCAGGAGTCAGTTGAAGCACTGGCGGTCATCGAAGGTAGTGGTGCAACAGAATAAACGGATAGCCGCCTGCGGGCGGCTGTAAGTCGGGAGCTTATCAATGCCTAAAGCAATCCCTCGCGCATGTCGCAAGCATGGCTGCGGTAAGACAACGACAGACCGCTCAGGTTACTGTGATGACCACCGCAACGAAGGATGGACTCAGCACCAGAGAGGTCAGAGTCGACACCAGCGCGGTTACGGCAGCAAATGGGACGCAATACGCGCCCGCATTCTCCAGCGCGATAAGCATCTCTGTCAGAACCACATGAAGCAGGGCAAGCCGGTACCGGCATCCACTGTTGATCACATCACGCCCAAGGCGCACGGCGGAACCGACGACGACATCAATCTGCAATCGTTGTGCTGGGCATGCCACAAAGCCAAGACGGCGAAGGAGCGAATCAGATAATGATCAAGAAAGTGCAGCTTGCGCACGTCTACCGTGGTCAGACTTTCGTGGGGCATTGAATTGCAGCCGATGACGTACTGCTGGATCAGCAACTGAGTACCAGAATTGATACTAAAGCGGCAGGCATTCCAAGTATCTCGGCTGTTTTCCGTTTAGATAAAGAAATGAATGAGAATCCAGTGATGATAAATACAAATGATAATCATTATCAATAAATTAATAACAAATGTTACCATCTTAATTTAAATGAGAATTATTATCATTTGAAGGGCGGGGCGGGTCAAAAGTTCAGGGCTTTGAGCCTAAAGGACCGCCGCCTAACTTTTTGTCGCACCGCCGCAGGTTAGAAAACTTTTTTATGGGTATCCCTAACAGCGATTAATAGGAGTTTTCGATTATGTCCGGACCGCCGAGAACCCCGACAGCTCTGCGTTTGGTTAAGGGGAACCCATCCAAACGCGCTCTTAACAAGTCAGAGCCAAAACCCCCTTCAGGGGTACCCCCTACTCCGAAGCACTTTAATAAACAAGAAAAGTATTGGTTCAAGCGCATTGGCGAGGAGCTGAACTGCTCCAACGTGATTACCAGGCTAGATGGTATGGCGCTCGAACTTCTTATCGGCGCTTACGTTGAATGGCGTAAACATCGAGACGTGATCGATCAGGTTGGCGAGACTTACAACGTAACAAACATGGCAGGGGAGACTTTAGTAAAAGCACATCCGCAGGTTGCGATGATGTCCGATGCCTGGAAACGTTTGAGGGCAATGATGTCCGAATTCGGTATGACTCCAGCCGCCCGCAGCAAAGTCAGCGGCGAAGGGCAAGGAGAGGCTGATCCACTTGAAGAATTTTTGAAAAAGCGCAAATGATGAATGGCAACGGTTTCCGAAGGTATTCAGTACGCAGAGCGCGTGCTGTCTGGCGAGATTGTTGCTGGCGAACTGGTACGCCTGGCGTGCCAGCGATTCCTTAATGATTTAGAGCACGGGCCGGAGCGCGGCGTCTACTTCAATGAGGACAGCGCCCAGCACATCCTCGATTTTTATAACTTTGTGCCTCACGTAAAAGGTGCCCTGGCAGGCAAGCCCATCACGCTGATGGCGTGGCACGTGTTCATATTGATAAACATTTTCGGCTTTGTCGTTCCACTAATCGATGAGATGACCGGTAAGCAGGTTCTTGACGAGGATGGCGACACGGTAATGGTGCGCCGGTTCCGCACTGCTTATGACGAAGTAGCGCGTAAAAATGCCAAGTCGACGCTTTCTTCCGGTATCGGTCTGTATATGACCGGTGCCGATGGGGAAGGTGGCGCAGAGGTTTATTCAGCGGCAACCACCCGAGATCAGGCGCGTATTGTTTTCGACGACGCCAAAAATATGATCAAGAAAGCCCCCCGTACGCTGGGGCGCTTATTTGGTCACGTCAAGCTGAACATTCATCAGGAGCGCAGCGCATCCAAGTTTGAGCCGCTGTCCAGCGACGCGAATAATCTTGACGGGCTGAACATTCACTGCGGAATTGTCGATGAGCTACACGCACATCGTACCCGTGACGTGTGGGACGTTCTGGAGACGGCCACAGGTGCGCGTCTTCAGTCGTTGTTGTTCGCCATCACCACCGCCGGAACTAATAAAGAGGGTATTTGCTTCGAGCAGCGCGACTACGCCATCAAGGTGCTGCGCGGCGTGGTGGAGGACGATACCTATTTTGCCCTTATCTACACGCTGGATGAAGGCGACGATCCTTTCGATGAGGCAAACTGGCCGAAAGCGAATCCCGGACTCGGCATCTGTAAGCGATGGGACGATATGCGCCGCCTGGCGAAAAAGGCCAAAGAGCAAGTGGCTGCTCGCCCGAACTTTTTCACCAAGCATCTCAATATCTGGGTCACAGCCGAAAGTGCCTGGATGGATATGGACCGGTGGGACAAGTGCAATGACATCGCATCAGATGATGAATTGGTCAAATGGCCGTTATGGGTCGGTATCGACCTTGCCAACAAAATAGACATTTGTGCAGCTGTGAAAACGTGGCTGGCCCCCAACGGCCATACGCACACGAAGTCTAAATTCTGGATACCCGAAGGTCGCCTGGAGACGGCACCCAAACATATTTCTGAGCTTTACCGGAAGTGGGCAGATGCGGGCTGTCTTGAGCTGACAGATGGTGATGTTATTGATCACGGCTACATCAAGGCAGAGGTGGAAGCCTGGGTAAAAGGTGAAAGTCTGAAAGAAATAGCCTTTGACCCATGGAGCGCAACCCAGTTCAGCCTGGCGCTGGCAGAGGAAGGGCTTCCGCTGGTTGAGGTTGCCCAGACGGTGAAAAACCTCTCGGAGTCTATGAAGTCAGTACAGGCTGAAGTGTATGGCGCAAAGATTCACCATGATGGTAATCCGGTTATGAACTGGATGATGTCAAATGTAACCGTGAAGCCAGACAAAAATGACAATATTTTCCCGAACAAATCCACGCCAGAAAACAAAATCGATGGTCCGGTGGCGCTGTTTACCGCGAAAAGCCGCCTGCTGGTAAATGGCGGTGATGATAAGCAGGACTTAACCGACTTCTTCGAAGATCCGATAATTGCAGGTATCTGATGAAATCAAAAAAGAAACCGGGGCGCGTTAAAAGCGCCATTTTAGACTGGCTGGGCGTCCCAATCAGCCTTACGAATGGAGACTTCTGGCAGGAGTGGATTGGAACCAGTAGCAGCGGAAAGACGGTGACCGTTGATAAGGCAATCAAACTTTCTGCAGTATGGGCCTGCGTCCGATTGTTAAGCGAGTCGGTATCTACACTGCCGATGAAGGTTTATAAAAGGGAAAAGGATGGTTCCCGGGGGCTGGCAACAGAACATCCAGCTTATCAAGTACTCTGTAAGCAGCCTAACGGAGAAATGACACCATCCAGATTCATGCTGATGCTGGTGGCCAGCATTTGCTTACGGGGGAATGCCTTCATCGAAAAACTGATGATAGGGCAGAAGCTTGTTGGACTAACACCACTATTGCCGCAGAACATGGTTGTGAAGCGGCTTGATAACGGGCAACTCCAGTACACCTATACCGACAAAAATGGTAAGCGCGTTATACCGTTGAAAAACATGATGCACATTCGCGGATTCGGGCTTGATGGCGTCTGCGGCATGATGCCCATGATGACTGGCCGGGACGTTATCGGATCGGCGATGTCGGTTGAAGAGTCAGCCGCCAAAATATTTGAGAACGGCATTCAGAATTCAGGCTTTATCAGTACCAAGAGCGATATTAACCCTGAGCAGCGGGCGCGTCTGAAGAATAATTTATCGACCTTTGTTGGTTCAAAGAATGCCGGTAAGGTCATGGTTCTTGAAGGGGATATGACATACCAGGGCGTAACGATGAATCCTGAAGACGCACAGATGCTGGAAAGTCGCTCTTTCAGCATTGAGGAAATTTGTCGATGGTTCAGAGTTCCGCCATTCATGGTGGGACATATGACCAAGCAGAGTAGCTGGGCATCCAGCCTTGAGGGAGTGAACCTGCTGTTCCTTACCAATACTCTGCGCCCGCTGCTGGTGAATATTGAGCAGGAGATTGCCCGCTGTCTGCTGGGTAACGATGAGGATTACTTTGCTGAATTCTCTGTTGAAGGTCTGCTTCGTGCCGACAGCGCTGGCCGTGCAGCATATTACACCACCGCGCTGCAGAACGGCTGGATGAGCCGCAATGATGTCCGCAGGCTGGAGAACTTGCCGCCGATTCCGGGTGGTGAAATTTATACAGTACAGTTGAATCTAACAGCGCTGGAAGACCTGAAAGAAAATAACAGGGCAACCAGAGCAAAAGCCCTGATGGATTTACACAACCAGCTTTTCCCCGATCTTTCCTTCGAAAACTCACCGCTAAAAAAAGCGGCTTAGGAGCTATTCCCATGACACTGAAAAGCCTTCCGGCAGCTCCGGCAGGGCGGCCTTCTGCGCTCTCAAAACGGGACCTGCCATCGGCAGCAATGGAGCGCTGGAACGGGGGCATTAAAGCCGCGAAGCCCGATGAAAACAGCATCTCAGTATTTGATGTAATTGGCGCGGACTATTGGGGCGACGGCGTGACCGCCAGCCGGATTGCCGGGGCGCTGCGTTCAATCGGCGGTGCTGACGTGACGGTAAACATCAACTCACCTGGCGGCGATATGTTCGAAGGTCTGGCGATTTACAACCTGCTTCGTGAGTACGAAGGCAAGGTGACCGTCAAAGTGATGGGCCTCGCCGCATCAGCCGCGTCAATTATCGCAATGGCCGGTGATGAGGTTCAGATCGGGCGCGGCGCGTTCCTGATGATTCATAACTGCTGGGTATACGCGATGGGCAACCGTCACGACCTCGGGCAAATCGCTGCGGATATGGAGCCTTTTGATAAAGCAATGGCTGATATCTACGCCGCACGCAGTGGCCTGAGTATTGAGGATATCGGCAGCATGATGGATGGCGAGACCTATATCGGCGGCAGCGATGCGGTTAATAAAGGCTTCGCTGACCGCCTCTTGTCCGCTGATGAAATCTCTGACGATGACGACAGCCCTGCAGCAGCATTGCGCAAGCTCGATGCGCTGCTGGCGAAAACTGATACGCCGCGCTCAGAACGGCGGAAATTATTGAAAGCTTTATCAGGCAGTAAGCCAGGCGCTGCTGCCGCCCCTGAAGGTAAGCCGGGCGCTACCGAAGAAATAAATCCAGAAAACTTACAAACTCTTGAAAACGCGCTGGCCGCGTTCGGCAAATAAGGAATACCCATGTCTGAAGTAAACGAAATCCTGAAGAAAGTCACCACCAGCATTGAAGAGGCTAACAGCAAATTCAGCGCGAAAGCAGAAGAAGCCCTGAAAGAAGCGAAAAAGTCAGGCTCACTTTCCGAGGAAACGAAAGCTGCTGTTGATAAAATGGCATCCGAATTCAACGCCCTGCGCGAAGCGGAAAAAACACTCAAGGCCGCACTTGGCGACCTTGAACTGCACGTTGCCCAGATGCCGCTCAACAATGCTGCTAAAACTGTTGAAACGCTGGGTCAGGTGGTTATCAGCAACGAAGCGCTGAAAGCCTTTGCCGCCAGCGTTGACGGTGGCAAGCGCATCAGTGTACCGGTCAACGCTGCCCTTCTGTCTGGTGGCGTTCCTGACGGCGTGGTTGAACCACAGCGACTGCCGGGCATTGATACTGCACCGAAACAGCGGCTATTTATTCGTGACCTGATCGCGCCGGGACGCACCAAATCCCCGGCTATTTTCTGGGTGCAGCAGACGGGCTTTACTAATAACGCGGCTGTGGTTCCTGAAGGGACTACCAAGCCATACAGTGAAATCGAGTTCACGCCAAAAATCACCGGTGTGTCGACCGTCGCCCACATGTTTAAAGCTTCAAAACAGATTCTGGATGACTTTTCGCAGCTGCAGTCGACTATTGATGCCGAAATGCGTTTTGGGCTGAAATATGTCGAAGAGCAGGAAATTCTGTTTGGTGACGGTACCGGCGTTCATCTTCACGGCATTGTTCCACAGGCATCAGCATTCGCGGCTGCATTCTCTGTTGAACAACAGAGTGGAATTGACGATCTGCGTCTGGCTATGCTACAGGCTCAGCTGGCTCGTTTCCCGGCATCCGGCCACGTACTGCACTTTATCGACTGGGCGAAAATTGAACTGACCAAAGACAGCCTGGGTCGTTACATTCTGGCTAATCCTTCCGCACTTGCAGGTCCGACGCTGTGGGGGCTGCCGGTGGTAGCAACTGAAGCTGCCGCGTTCCAGGGCAAGTTCCTGACCGGGGCATTCAACGCCGCCGCGCAGCTGTTTGACCGCGAGGACGCCAACGTGGTGATCTCCACCGAGAACGCTGACGACTTTGAGAAAAACATGATTTCTATTCGTTGCGAAGAGCGTCTGGCGCTGGCGGTTAAACGCCCTGAAGCGTTTGTCTATGGCTCATTCACTGCGCCCGCTGCTGGCGGCCAATAATTTCAATTTATAACAACGGCCTGCGGGCCGTTTTTTTACAGGAAAGATTCATGAAACTGCGATCCATTAAGCCTATTTATTACCAAGGTAATGTGCTGACCGAGGGCAGCGAGTTTGAAACTCCCGAACAGCATGGACGTGAACTGATCCAGCGAGGGTATGCGGAAGCGCCGGACAGTAAAAAAGTGACCGGCGACACCGCTGATTCCAGGTCGAAAGGCAAAACCAAATAAGAGGTTTTTATGCTGACCGTCGATCAGGTTAAGCATCACTGCAACATCGAGCAGGATTTCACGGAGGATGACGCCTGGTTAGCGGCTCGTATTAAAGCGGCGGTGCGTTATGTGGAAAACTATACGCGCCGCACGCTTTATGAAAATGCAGACGACCCGGTTTATATGGCTGACTCAGACGCGCTGCTATATGGCGAGGATGTTGAAACCGCCATGCTGATGCTGATCGCACACTGGTATGCAAATCGCGAGGCGGTGGTGACAGGGGTCAGCGTGGCTAATCTGGACTTTGCTGTTGAAGCCTTCCTTCAGCCTTACAGGATTTATGGCGTATGAGAGCAGGACCAATGCGTTATCGGGTGATGCTCCAGAAGCGCGCAGCAGGGCGGTTGCCGTCCGGACAGCCTGCAACAGGGTGGACCGATGTAAAAAGCGTGAGAGCATCAATAGCAGACGTTTCCGGGCGTGAGCTGATAAATTCTGGTGCAGAAGTCGCCGGGAAGACCTCACGAATTTGGATACGTAACAATCTGTCCGAAAGAATCACCAGCGGATGGCGCGTAGTCCATAACCCGCCGACAGGTAAGGGGGAAGTCTACGACATTAAATCTGTTATTTCCGCTGAGAACGGCACCCGTCTGGAACTGTTGTGTGAAGAGGGGGTGAAACAGTGATCGGCTCAAACCTTGATTTTTCTGGGCTTAACGAAATAGCCAGGGAACTGGAACTACTCAGTAAAGCTGAGACCCGCCAGGTGCTCCGGCGTTCGGTCAGGGCCGGTGCCGACCTTATCAGGCAGGAGGTCGTGGACGCGGCTCCTGAAAGGACCGGCAAGCTCAAAAGAAACATTGTTGTGCTGTTTGGTAAAGGGGCACCCGGTGATGCGGTGGCGGGCGTGCATATTCGCGGAACAAATCCTGATACGGGCAACAGCGACAACAAAACGAAAGCATCATCGCCTAACAACGCCTTTTACTGGCGCTATGTTGAGGAGGGAACGTCAAAAATGGCTGCGCATCCTTTTGTGCGTCCTGCGTATGACAGAAAGCAGGAAGAGGCGGCCAAAGCTGCTTTTGATGAGCTGAACCGGGCCATTGACGGAGTGCTGGGAAAATGACCGAGGCCGATATCTACTCGCTGATCGCCGGGCTGGCGGGCGGGAATGTTTTTCCTTATGTGGCACCGACAGGAACTGCCGCACCCTGGGTAGTTTTCCTGCTCCCTTCGGCAAATACGGCGGATGTATTGTGCGGAAGTGCGGAGAAGGCTACCACGCTGCAAGTTGACGTATGGGCTAAATCCACCGATGAAGCGCGGTCCATCCGCGCACAGGTGCAGGCTGCGCTAAGCCAGCTTGATCCCGTTTCTCTCAATGAAATAAATGACTATGAGCCTGACACGTCGCTTTACCGCGCAACGCTTGAAGTTCAGCTCTGGACTTAAACCCTGAATCAGCCGCCTGCGGGCGGTTTTTTACTATCTGGAGATACCCATGTCCTCAAAGTATGAAAAAACGCAGGGAACGCAGATTAACGTTTCTGCTGACCCGGCAACACAGGCAAATCCTTCCGGTGCGACCTGGCAAAGTATCAAATGCTCGACGAAGGAAATCAGTTATACCGGCGGCCAGAAGTCGGACATTGAAACCACCACGCTCTGTTCAACCGAGCAGGAAATGACAAACGGCCTGGCGGCTCCAGGTGAGATGACCATTTCAGGAAACTGGGCTGTCGATGAGGGCCAGGACACATTGCGCACCGCTTACGACAGTGATGCGCAGCACGCCTTTCAGGTGATCTTCCCGTCAGGTAATGGCTATGCGTTTCTGGCTGAGGTTCGTCAGAACAGCTGGGGAGCGGGTACCGCAGGAGTGGTAACCGCCTCTTTCACTCTTCGCGTAAAAGGTAAGCCTGTTCCGATTGTACCGGCACCCGCTGCAGGTTAATAACAGCGGCGAAAGCCGCTTTCTCTGATGATGGATGAGAGTAAAAAAATGGCAAAAAATGTATCGACTGCTTCACTGCGCGATTTGGCGCTGGCTCCGATGTCGGGATTTCGCAGCAAGATCGTGTCCGTGCCTGAATGGGAAAATGCAAAGGTAAAACTGCGTGAGCCTTCGGGGCAGGGGTGGATTGAATGGCAGCAAATTATGTCTCCGGAAAACCCCGAAACTCAGGAGGACGGGGCAGAGGCGCTGACGGCGGCGCAGCTCGCCAGGCGTAATAAAAGCGCGGATGTGGTGCTGTTTATTGACGTCCTGCTGGATGAGGCAGATATGCCGGTATTCACCGCAGACGATAAACCGCTGGTGGAAAACATTTATGGGCCGGTACATGCACGCCTGCTTAAACAGGCCCTCGATCTCAGCACCTCACAGGCTGTAGCTGAAAAAAAGTAAAAGAGCCTGGCACCTTCTTTCTGATGACCCTCGCGTTAAGACTGAACCGCACCCTGCATGAGCTGAAAAACACGCTGACCGCCAGTGAGCTTCGCATGTGGATTGAATACGACGCGGTGAATCCCCTGAGTGACCGGCGCGGGGACATTCAGGCGGCTCAGATAGCCACTGCGGTATTCAATTCGCAGGGGGCGAAAGTGAAGCTCGACGAAATGCTGATCCAGTGGGGGCAGACAGAGGTTGCAGATCGAGGCGACGGGCTGGAAGAATTCTTCGCGGCGATGGCCGGTTAGCGGACTTTAAACAGGATTACTTATGGCTACGCTGCGCGAACTTATTATCAAAATATCTGCCAATTCAACTTCATTCCAGACTGAAATCGCGCGCGCTTCAAGGATGGGGTCCGATTATTACCGCACAATGGAGCAGGGCGGACGGAGGGCTGCTGCCGCTGCCCGAGAAAGCCAGAGGGCCATTCAGGAGCTGAATGAGCAGCTGGTGACTACCCGTGAAACCGCTCTGGAGATGACGGGTGTTTTTGCGGGCGCATTTGCGACCGGTCACCTCATCGGACTGGCAGACAGCTGGAATGCTGTTAATGCGCGACTAAAGCTGGCGTCGCAGTCCACCAGTGAGTTTGCGACCGTACAGAAATCGCTGATGGACATCAGCCAGCGAACCGGCACAACGTTTGGTGACAATGCCGACCTGTTTGCCCGCTCCGCCGCATCAATGCGTGAATTCGGCTACAGCGCACAGGAGGTGCTGAGAGTGACAGAGGCCGTTTCAACCGGCCTGAAGCTCTCAGGTGCCAGCGCTCAGGAAAGCAGCTCGGTAATCACTCAGTTCAGCCAGGCGCTGGCGCAGGGTGTATTACGCGGTGAGGAATTTAACGCCGTCAACGAAGCGGGTGATCGCGTTATCCGTGCGCTGGCTGCGGGCATGGGCGTTGCCCGTAAAGACCTGAAAGCGATGGCCGATCAGGGCCAGCTGACTATCGATAAAGTGGTGCCAGCCCTGACCAGCCAGTTAGAAAAACTGCGTGGTGAGTTTTCATCGTTGCCCGACTCTGTTTCAGGATCGGTCACCAAAGTTGAGAACGCCTTTCTGCAGTGGGTTGGCGAAACAAATAAAACGTCAGGCGCGACAGCAACGCTGTCCGGCGTGCTTGAGGGGGTGGCGAAAAATATCGATTCGGTGGCAACAGTGACGGGTGCGCTGGTTGCCGTGGGCGCCGCACGATTTTTTGGTGGCATGGCCTCCGGTGCCGTGTCGGCTTCGGTGGGGATCGTTACCGCTTACAAAAGTGAGGTTGCGCTGACGCAGGCGCAAATCCGCGGTACCCAGATATCAACCGCCCGCGCCCGCGCTGCAGTGTATCGCGCACAGCAGGCGCTGGTTGCGGCGCGTGCCACAACAGGGCAGGAGGCAGCTGAAAGGCGTCTTGCCGCTGCACAGGCTGCGCTGACCCGTAACGTCAACGCCCGCTCAGCCGCGCAGGAAAGGCTCAACACGATGACCTCGCTTGGCTCAAGGCTGACGAACAGCGTACTCGGGCTGGTGGGCGGCATTCCGGGGCTGGTCATGCTAGGTGCCGGTGCCTGGTTCACTATGCATCAGCGTCAGGAGCAGGCGAGAGAATCTGCACGGGCGTACATCAATACGCTGGAAGAAGTTAAAAACGCCGCGCCGAAAATGGTGCTGACGGAGGTCTCTGATAATCAGGGGCTGACCCTGAGCGCACTGAGTGAACAAAACCGACTGGTCGCTGAACAGGCCGAAAAGGTGAATAAGCTGAAAACCGAGATTAAAGGTTATCAGCAGATTATTGCCAGCCCCGGTCCGTCGGTTGGCGGCTTCCTCATTAATCACCTTACCAGCCTTGAAAGTGTTTCCGCCGGGCTTGAACAGGCAACGTCAGATTTACTGGTTGAGCGGGAAAGGCTTAATCAGATGCAGGAGAAATCACAGAGCATTCAGGTGGTTCTGGAAGCTCTTGAACATCGCCGCGTGACCCTTATCCGTGAGCAGGCCGCCGGGCAGAACGCAGCCTATCAGTCGCTGCTGATGATGAATGGACAGCACACTGAATTTAACCGGCTTATGTCGCTGGGTAATCAATTGTTGCAGACCCGAAGCGGCCTTCAGAACGTGCCAATGCGCATTCCTGCCGCACAGCTTGATACAAAGCAAACCTCTCTTTTGCAGAGGTCCGAGCGGGATAACGTGATAGCGGGACTTTCTGGCATCGAACGCATCCGGAAGCAGGCTGAATACTCCGCTGATGATGCCGGGCTGACCAGCACGCCTGAATATGCTGAAGCGCGACAGAAGTTCATCAGCAATACGGTTGAAGCGTGGCAGAAGCAGGAAAAGCTCTCTGAATCGCTGAAGTCAGGCAATAAGGCGCTGAGCGATCAGGCGAAGGAGCAGCGATCTGCCGCTCAGGTTGCCGAACAGTACGCACGTAAAATTGCCGATCTGAGTGTGGCTACGGAAGTGCAGAAAGTCCGCGCAACGCAGGGTGAGAAAGCAGCCGATCTCTATGCCGCGTCTCATGAGAACGGAACCAAATGGACTGAGGAACAGCGCAAGGCTATTCAGGCATCATCAACCGATCTGGCGCGCTGGACGCAAAAGGCTGATGAAGCGGTACGCAAGCAGCGTGAAATGGCCGATGCGCTGAAGGACCTGCGTGAAGCAACGCGAAAATATCAGGACGACGCTGCGCTTACTACCGGCACCGCCGGTATGGGTGACCGGCAGCGTGATCGTTTTAACGAACAGCAACAGGTTGAGCGGGTTTTCGATAAAACGGACAAAGGCGCGGAAGCGATGGCCGCCAGAATCGCCGCGCTGAATGCCCTGGATAAAAAGTATCAGGCAATCGCAGCATCGGAATCAAGCTGGCTTAACGGGGTTTCCCGTGGTTATCAGAACTGGCTGGAGAGCACCGGCAACATTGCCGGAAGCGTTTCTCAGGGTATCACCTCCACTATGGACAGTGCGCTGGATAACGTCTCTGCAATGTTAGTTGGCAGTCAGGCCGACTGGAAAAGCTGGAGCGTCTCCGTTCTTCAGATGATCTCCAAAGTCGCCCTGCAAATGGCGGTTGTCAATGCGATGGGCGGCGGCTCGTCATGGGGAGGACTCTTCGGCTCGATTGTCAGCAGCGTGGGCGGAGCAGCGGCAGGTGCGTCAGGCGCAGCTGCGGGAAGTGGCGCAATGGGATTGCCCACCAGTTACTCCGGATACGATGGCGGTGGTTTTACAGGCAGCGGTGGGAAATATGAGCCTGCCGGCGTCGTGCATAAGGGTGAGTTCGTTTTTACCAAAGAGGCCACGGATCGTATCGGCGTTTCGAACCTCTACAGCATGATGCGGGGGTATGCGAACGGTGGCATCGTGGCTGGCGCTGCGGGAATTGGTGCGTTTTCTTCCGGGGTAAATACGGCCTCGGGTGGGGGAGCGCCGCAGGTTTACATCACCATAGACAGCAACGGCAAATCCTCTGCTCAGTCATCTTCTGGCTGGGAGCAATTTGGCGCGGAAATTGGGTCATTCGTGGATCAGCGATACAAGAAAAACCTGATGAGGGATTTACAGCCCGGAGGAGATATCTGGAATGCTAATAAAGGCAGGTAATCTATGGCGTTAGAAACATTCACCTGGTGCCCAAGAACAGATGCTGAAGCGGACGTTAAACACCGCGTTCGTAAAGCTCAGTTCGGCGACGGTTATGTGCAGGTTGCCGGAGATGGATTAAATACCCGGTCACAGGAATGGACACTTAATTTCGTGGGTGACGAGGCATATATTCAGGCCATCAGGGAGTTTCTTGACCGCATGGGTGGCATCAGGGCATTCCAATGGAAACCGCCGCTTTATCCGCTGGGGCTTTGGCGCTGCGAGGAATATAAGCCCGTGGCGCTCGGTGCGGGAAAGTATTCTCTTGATGCAACATTTATTCAGGCTTTCAGACCATGATTAACAGCGATATTCAGAAACTTGAGCCGGGTAATAAAATCAGGCTTTTTGAAGTTGATGGCAGCAAGTTTGGTGCGGATATTCTTCGCTTTCATAATTATAACCTTCCTCATACTGAAGCGGAAATCATCGCCGCCGGTGGAGATGAAAGTAAGTTGCCCGCAAAGTCTCTCTGGTGGCAAGGGAAGGAGTACGGGCCTTGGCCGGTTAATATTGAGGGGATAGAAGCTTCAACAACCGGCAGCAGTGCGCAGCCAAAACTCACCGTAGCCAATCTGGACAGTTCAATCACTGCAATGTGTCTGGTATACGACGATATGCTGCAGGCAACCGTCACTATTCATGACACGCTGGCGCAATATCTGGATGCGAGAAACTTTGCAGAGGGCAACAGCACCGCCGACCCGGTGCAGGAAAGGCTGCAGGTATTTTATATCGACTCGAAAAGCCTGGAGACTAACCAGGCGGTCGAGTTTACGCTTACCAGCCCGATGGATTTGCAGGGGCTGATGATCCCCACGCGCCAGCTGCATTCCCTGTGCACGTGGTGCATTCGCGGAAAGTACCGCACCGGCGATGGTTGCGACTATGCCGGTACCCGATACTTCGACAAAAACAACAATCCAGTCAGTGACCCTTCACAGGATGTCTGCAACGGCACATTATCGGCCTGCAAACTTCGCTTTGGCGACAACGACGAGTTGCCGTTTGGCGGATTCCCCGGCACCTCCCTGCTTAAGAGCTAATCATGCGTGAGAAAACGATTGAAGCCATTATGGCTCATGCGGAGTTGTGCTATCCGCTGGAGTGCTGCGGCGTGGTGGCGCAAAAGAGCCGGGTAGAGCGTTATTTCCCATGCCGCAATCTGGCCGCTGAGCCGACCGAGCATTTCCATCTCGATCCGCAGGGCTATGCTGACGCGGAGGACTGGGGAACGGTGACAGCCGTAGTCCACAGCCACCCAGACGCAACAACGCAGCCGAGCGATCTGGACAAGGCCCAATGTGACGCCACTGGATTGCCCTGGCATATCGTCAGCTGGCCGGAGGGGGATTTACGTACCATCATGCCGCGCGGGGAACTGCCGTTACTCGAGCGACCCTTCGTGCTGGGACATACGGACTGCTGGGGGCTGGTAATGAGTTATTTCAGGCAACAGCACGGCATAGAGCTGACAGATTACCGGGTCGACTATCCGTGGTGGGAGAGCGGCGCAGAAAACCGCTATCTGGATAACTGGTATGAGTGCGGTTTTCGCGAGTTCAGTGGAGAGCCGCAGCCGGGCGATCTGGTGATTATGCAGGTACAGGCACCAGTCGCTAATCATGCTGGCGTGCTGCTGGCCGATAACATGCTGCTGCACCATATGTACGGCATGTTGAGCCAGCGTGTGCCATATGGCGGTTACTGGCGGGAACGAACTGTAAAAGTTGTGAGATATCGATCCTTTGTCTGAAACCCCACGAATGTTAGTATCTCTTCGAACATTTAAAGGAGAATGACATGGATACAGGTGGATTTGGTTGGTTATTTGTAAGTATAGTTATTGGTATTATTCTGTGGTTCTTTATTAACAGAGCCAGTGTAAGGGCAAATCGTCAGGTTGAGCTTTTGGAATCAATTGATAGTAAATTATCAAGAATTCTCGACCCTACACATGAAGTAGATTCCAAAGATAAGTCCAATGAACAATACCTCGAAGAGGCAAGGAAAAAAGTTGGGCTGTAACCTGTAATAATTAAAGCCACCTTTTGGTGGCTTTTTTATTTCTGGAGCAATCATGCATGAAATAATGACGCGAATAGAACTTGGTGGAATTCTGGGTAAAACATTTGGGAAGACTCATCATCGTTTAATTAGCACCGTCCATGAAGCGACAAGAGCTTTAGCTGCTACAGTTAATGGCTTCGAAAAATTTATGATTACCAGCAAGCGACGTGGCCTGACTTATGCAGTGTTCCGGGGAAAGAAGAATATCGGAGAAGATGATCTTGGCTTTCCTGTAACTGAGGAAGTAGTACGAATTATGCCAATTTTGATCGGCAGCAAAAAGGCTGGCCTTCTGCAGACTATTCTCGGGGCTGTATTGGTTGTTGTCGGGGCAATAGGTGCGTTTACTCCGATCGGGCAGGCATTCGGTGGGGCCGCGTGGGGATCCTATGCAATGCAGGCAGGTATTGGTCTTATGGCTGGCGGTATCATTCAGATGCTATCCCCACAATCACCTGGACTCGCCAGCAAACAAGATGCAGATAATCAGGCATCCTATGCGTTCGGGGGCGTGACAAATACCGCAGCGCAGGGTTATCCGGTACCGCTGCTTTACGGTAAGCGTCGTATCGGCGGGGCAATCATTTCAGCGGGCATTTACGTTGAAGATCAGCAATAAATAGAATCCTATCTTTTCTAAGGTCACCTTCGGGTGGCCTTTTTTATGGACGCAATATGCCAACAGCAACCGCAATTAAGGGCCGTAAAGGGGGCAGCTCAGAGGCCCGCACGCCAGTCGAGCAACCGGATGATTTACAGTCGGTCGCTAAAGCAAAGCTGCTCTTCTCACTGGGTGAGGGAGAGTTCGGTGGTGGGCTGACCGGCCAGACTATTTTCGTCGATGGCACACCGGTTGAGAACGCAGACGGATCGAGCAATATCAGCGGCGTTTACTGGGAGTTCCGACCGGGTAACCAGGCGCAGGGTTATATTCAGGGTCTGCCAGGCACTGAAAATGAAATCAATGTGGGTACCGAATTACATAGCGCGACCGCCTGGGCGCACACCTACACCAACACGCAGTTGTCAGCGGTGCGCCTGCGTCTGAAATGGCCTTCGCTGTTCAGGCAGGAAGATAATGGTGACCTGGTGGGCAACTCGGTTAAGTACGCTATCGAACTGCAAACCGACGGCGGAGCATTTAAAACGGTGCTGGATACCGCTGTGACCGGCAAAACCACCTCGGGCTATGAGCGCAGCCACCGTATCAATCTGCCGCAGGCCGGGACCTCCTGGACAATCCGCGTTCGTAAGCTGACCGCAGATGCTAACAGCGCGAAGATTGGCGATACGATGACGATCCAGAGCTATACGGAGGTTATCGACGCCAAGCTGCGTTACCCCAATACCGCTTTGCTGTATATCGAGTTCGATTCCAGTCAATTTAATGGCTCTATCCCGCAGATCGCCTGTGAACCAAAGGGGCGGGTGATCCGGGTGCCGGATAATTATGACCCGATAACCCGGTCATATTCCGGCACCTGGTCCGGCGCGTTTAAATGGGCGTGGACGGATAACCCGGCGTGGGTGTTTTACGATCTGGTGATCACCGAGCGCTTTGGTCTCGGCAACCGGCTGACCGCCGCGAATATCGATAAGTGGGAGCTGTACCGGGTTGCGCAGTACTGCGATCAACTGGTGCCGGACGGTAAGGGCGGCAGCGGGACCGAGCCGCGCTATAAGTGCGACGTGTACGTACAGAGCCGCAACGAGGCCTATACCGTGCTGCGCGACTTTGCGGCCATCTTTCGTGGCATGACCTACTGGGGCGGCAATCAGATTGTTGCGCTGGCCGATATGCCTCGCGACGTCGATTACAACTACACCCGCGCCAACGTTATCGACGGTCTGTTCAACTATTCCAGCAGCACCGCAAAAACGCGCTATACCACCGCGCTGGTCTCCTGGTCCGATCCGGATAACGCTTATGCGGATGCGATGGAGCCGGTATTTGAGCAGGAGCTGGTTGCCCGCTACGGCTTCAATCAGCTGGAGTTGACCGCTATCGGCTGCATCCGTCAGTCGGAAGCAAACAGAAAGGGGCGCTGGGGCATCCTGACAAATAACAAAGACCGCATGATAACGTTCGGTGTTGGTCTCGACGGCATGATCCCGCAGCCTGGCTACATCATTGGTGTTGCCGATGAGCTGTTGTCCGGTAAGGTAACTGGCGGGCGCATCCGTTCGGTAAATGGCCGCGTGATCACCCTGGACCGCAAGCCCGACGCAGTGGCCGGTGATCGGCTGCAGCTTAACCTGCCTTCAGGAGCCTCACAGGGCCGCACCATTCAGTCCGTCACTGGTAATGCTGTCACCGTCAGCACCGCATACAGCGAAACGCCGGAAGCGGAAAGCGTGTGGATTGTGGAGTCAGACACGCTGTACGCGCAGCAATACCGCGTGGTGAGCGTTTCAGATAACAACGACAACACGTTCACCATTACAGCTGCTTATCACGATCCGGATAAGTACGCCCGGATTGACACCGGCGCAATCATCGATCAGCGCCCGATAAGCGTTGTTCCGGCTGGAAGCCAGTCGGCACCGGCCAATATCCATATCAGTACTTTTGATGTGGTGAGCCAGGGCATCAACGTGCAGACCCTGCGTGCGGCGTGGGACGGCGCCGCCAGCGCCATTTCTTACGAGGCGCAGTGGCGGCGAAATGATGGCAACTGGATCAGCGTGCCGCGCAGCGCCACCACCTCCTTTGAGGTGCCCGGCATCTACGCCGGTCGGTATGTGGTGCGCGTCAGAGCGATAAACGCCGCCGAAATCTCATCGGGATGGGCATACTCGGAAGAGAAAACGCTGACGGGGAAAGTGGGTAATCCACCAAAGCCTGTTGATTTCAAAACATCTCCTGCGGTTTTTGGCGTCGATCTGACGTGGGGCTTCCCGTCAGGTTCGGGAGATACGCTGAAAACAGAAATACAGTACAGTGATAAATCAGACGGCTCGGACGCCATGCTGCTTGCAGATGTGCCTTATCCGCAGCGCAGTTACCGGCAGCTGGGGCTTAAGGCTGGCATCCGATTCTGGTATCGCGCCCAGCTGGTGGACAGAACCGGCAACGAGTCCGGCTACACAGAGTGGATCGAGGGACAATCCTCATCCGATGCAGAAGAGATTCTCAGCTATCTGACAGGACAGATTAACAACACCCAATTGTCGCAGGATTTGCTGTCAGAGATAGACAGTAAAGCAGTGAAATCAGACGTTGACGCGGCAATAAAAGAGGCGAAGCAGCAGGCGACAGAACAAGTTGAAAGCGCCCGTAATGATGCCAGCCAGGCAGCCGACAAGGCACGCACGGAAGCTGTCGCCGCAGCGGAGGAAGGCATTGCAAAAGAGGCTCAGGATCGTGCAGAGGCGATTCAGGCTGAGGCTAACGCCAGGGCTGATGCGTTACTGAACGAGAAAAATGAACGCACAGCGGACATCACCACCGTTAAAACGTTGATTCAGACCGGGGATGAGTCGCTCGCGCAGCAGATTTCACAAATCGCGGCGGGAAGTGGCGAACAGTTCGACAGCCTCAAAATCTGGTACTTCGATACTGATAATGAAGGCTGGACGGAAGATGATGCCAGCAAAATTCCACTCCAGGTCACAGAAGATGGTTGGTTGCATGCTGCAAACTCGTCCACTTCATCCATGCGGTCGCCCGTCGATTTAGGTATTGATGCGGCTGCGTATCGTTTTCTCAAATTGCGCGTGAAAAAAGTCGGTAATCCGACCTGGCGCGGTCGCCTGTGGTGGATTGGTACAAATGAGTCGGGATGGCTGTCAGGTAGCCGGACGGTTGATGTTGCAGAGCCAGAATATGATGCAAACGGCGTTGCTACCGTGACGTTTCACGATATCAACTGGATAGGTTCTGGCAGCATTCGCCGGTTTCGTTTAGACCTGGCGATATCGCAAAACAAGGATAACTATTTTCTTGCCGACTGGATTGCGGTGGGTCGTCCGACACCGGGCGCGGGAATGGCGGCACTGCAGAATGAATCAACGGCGCGTGTTAACGCAGACGCAGCGGAAGCCACGCAGCGCAATACGCTTGCCGTTCAGCTACGCGGTGCCTATGACGGCACTGACGCCAGCAAGGTCAGTTCTGGCCTGATTTTCAGTGAGTCTCAGGCCCGAATCACAGGGGATAAAGCGGAGGCAACGGCTCGCCAGTCGCTTGAAACGAAAGTTGACGGCAGCGTGTCTGTCATTAATCAGTCTCTTGATACTCTGAATACTGCGCAACTGGCGCAGGCCAGTGATATTACCTCTCTGAAAACTGAGCTGGGTGATAAGGCGGATGCGTCTGCGGTTCAGACTTTGCAGAACACCGTCAGGGAGCAGGGCGACACGCTTTCCAGTCAGAGCGGCAGCATCACCCGACTGGGAAACGGGCTTAATACAGTAAACGAGGAGATTGATAAAAAGGCGGATGCGTCTGCAGTTCAGACTTTACAGAACACCGTCACGGAGCAGGGCGACACGCTGTTATCGCAGGGAAACAGCATTACCGGTTTGCAGAACAGCCTTGATACCACTAACGGCAATGTGACGAAGAAAGCGGATGCGTCAGCAGTGCAGACTCTGCAAAACGCGGTCACGCAGCAGGGGCAAGACATCAGCAGCCAGTCAGGGCGGGTCACATCACTTGAGAACAGTATTACTGGTGGTAACGCGATTCTGAACGGCGACTTTGCCGCAAACGTCAGCCAGTGGATCAGTTCGGGGGCGGGGTCGTCTTTCATGTGGGACAGCGAAATTAAGGCGCTGGTAAGCGGAGCCGGTTCTCTACGCGTGGCGAACAGCACGCTGATCCGCGTCGAAGCAGGACAGACGATCACGTTGGCATTCAGAACCAGAAATACAGCGGATTTCACATCTGGCTCGGCAGATACATGCGGCTTTATTGCTGATCTCAGTAGCCCAACAGTCTGGGCGCTCAAGTCTGATGCGTGGCTGAGTGCGAAAGCGAATGAGTGGGAAACGCGCAGCATAACGTTCAAAGTACCGCAGAATGCCGCTTACACCGGGCTTTGGCTGCGTTTTGCCGCAGGAACGCTGAATGCACGTACCGCGAAGGTCTATATCGATGACGTGATCGTTGTCGTGTCAAATGGCCTTGGTGCACTGTCGGCAGGCGTGTCGGCAAATGCCGGCGCTATTAACACTCTCAGTAATGCTGTGACGCAGCAGGGCGAAACCATCAGCTCTGTCTCAGGCCGCACCACTTTGCTGGAAAACAGCCTGAAAACCACGAATGAGGAGCTTGATAAAAAGGCGGATGCGTCGGCAGTGCAGAGCCTGCAGAACACCGTCAGGGAGCAGGGCGACACGCTTTCCAGTCAGAGCGGCAGCATCACAAAGTTGAATAACAGCCTCAGCGCAACAAATCAGGAGGTAGAGCGCAAAGCAGATGCCACCGCTCTGAACAGCCTGCAAAGTACCGTGACACAGCAGGGTGAGGCCATCACCAGCCAGGCCACAAGTCTTACTCAGCTGGGGACGTCGGTCGGGCGTAATACCTCGGAGATCACCAGTCTCAGTGAGACCGTCAGTGACCTGTCCGGCTCCGTTGCTTCGCAGGTCAGTGATATCAGCGCATCGAATCACAATAATGCGGAGGCTAACCTTTTCCAGACTGTAAACGGCGTTCTTGCCGATGCCAGCATCTCGTCTCTGACAAGAGTCGTCGCAAATAACGACCTTTCGTCAGCACAGAAGTTAGAAACACTCACCGCTCAGATCAATGACACAAAGGCACAGGTTCAGACCAATGCCAGCGCGATTACTACTGCGGCTGGAAAAGTCGATGCGAGTTACACCATCAAGCTCGGCGTAAACAGCGATGGCACCTACTACGGGGCGGGGATGGGGATTGGCCTGAGCAATGAAACCGGCAGCATTCAGTCGCAGGTTATCTTCACAGCTGACCGCTTCGGGATTCTGCCATCGTCTAATGGGGGTACGGTAAGTAGCGCCACGGCTCCTTTCGTTGTTGAAGGAGGTCAGGTGGTTATGAACTCGGCGGTAATTAAAGACGGGTTTATTACCAATGCGATGATCGGTTCTTATATTCAGTCGACAAACTACAGCGCCAGCGCCAAAACCGGATGGAACCTGAGTAAAGACGGCCTGCTGACTATGTTCGGTAATGGAGGCAGTAGCGGATATGTCCAGCTGGATCAGGACGGCCTGGCGGTTTACAACGCAGATGAACTTACGGTTGTTTTAGGGAAAAAAAGATAATGTCTTACGGCGCACAGATATTTATCAACGGCACGTCTTTTGACGTGCTGAATTCAATGTCCGCAAATTATATGCTGGACTTTATTACGGGCGCGGCGGGATCGAGAACCTATGATATACCGGAAGGAAAAGCGTTGAAAACTGTCACCTACACGACCGGACCTAACGACGCCACGCCTCCCACCGTTACTGTTTCAGGAAAAACGGTAAGCTGGTCGGCATCGGCAAACTATACCATTCTCGTTTATGCGGGTGCGTGATGGATGAATATACGTTAGAGATAAGGAATGACGCAGGGGAGTTTTTTGTCTCTCCTGATTTTACTCCCCTGGTACTGACGCAGGTTATCGACAGTGGCAACATTGCGCACACCGCCACGCCCGGAAGGGTGTTTATGACAAACGTTCCGGCATCACGGAAGTGCGTGATATTTTGCAAGCAGAATTACGATCTGGTTTCCTGCCTGTTTGAGGTAATAGACTCAGGGGGATATAAAGCGATAAGGCTTCATGGCAGCGCGGGATCTACCGGTTATAATAACCTCAATTGTCGCTTTTATGTTTTTTCGGATTTTGTTGCGTGGTCGCCGGACTACGGAATTTATATTTATCGTAATAAAACGATGGTTTATTCCGGCAACTGCCTCCCGCTCACAGTGAAATACTACACGCGGAATAATAACATCACAGGGAAAGCCTGCGCCGCAATTGGTGGATTTGCAAAAGTGGAGTTATACGGTATTCCGGGGAGTAATCCACCGCAGGTAACGTATTCACTTTTTTGCTATGCCGGATATTCAGGCGGGCTGAGAGAACTCCCTTACAACGTCGGCACTGCGGGTACTGCCAATCCGCCAGCATTTAAACCCACGGCGGGTTGTATCTATATCGAAACAGAAATCTACGATCAATATTACAGACAATCACTTGGATTATTTTAACTGACGACCCGCTTTGCAGGCGGGTTTTTTATTGCCCGGAGAAAATATGCCCATCTACAAAACAGGCACAATCGCAATTACTACCGGCGGCGTAGCCACCGGCACAGGGACCGCCTGGACAACAGCGTTAAACGGGCTGCGGGTCGGCCAGACAATACTTGTCAATACTAACCCGCAGCAGCAGTTCACCATTTCCGCGATTAACAGCGCGACCAGTTTGCGCGTTACACCATCACCTGCGGCAGCGATTAGCGCCTCAACTTATGCAGTTCTGATTACCGATGCGCTGACAGTTGATGGGCTTGGCTCGATGGTTTCGGAAGCCGTGCAGTATTTTAAAACGTCGCTGAGTGGCCGTGCGGCATCTGGAGCCAATACAGACATTACCTCACTGTCAAATTTGCAGACCGCGCTGAGTGTGGCACAAGGCGGCACCGGCTCGAAGGATGCGGCAAAAGCACTTGAGGCGCTGGGTGGCGTAAGCAGAACAAGCGATCAGATCATTGAAGGCTTAAAAACATTCGCATCACGGCTGACCGCCCCTTTTTATCACTCTTCTGCAGGCTATCCCGGCCTGACACTCATCTCTACCGATATAGCGGAGGCAACGATCGGCAGAACTGTTGTGATTGAGCACCACGGGAGCGGTTTATATGTTACCCGGCGTAAAGGGAATGGCTCGGACAATACTAACCAGATTCTCAACTCTTTTCCCGCTGGCGGTGGTGTACTGGCGCTGGCCTCATCATCCGACGAGCGCATCAAAACAAAAGACGGGCTTACACCAGCCGGTGCGCTTTCACGCCTTGCGCAACTCGAAGTTCACGATTTCCACTATAAGCACGTTGAACCGTATGTGCAGGAATATCAGTCGGAAAGACCACGTCGTGGTTTTATGGCGCAACAGGTTTACAGCGTGGATGAAACCTATGCAAATAAACCCACTTCTAATCTCGACAACCTTAATCCGGCAGGGGGGGAGGTCTGGGAAATTAACGAGCATGCGCTTATTGCTGATTTAGTTTTGGCGGTGAGGGAGTTGCGCACAGAGCTGGAGGAGCTTAAAACCACCCAGGCGAAAACGTAGTTATCCTTCGCACGTGTCATCGCAAATTCAAACTGCGTGATGACGGTGAGATGGTACTAACAAAAGGTAGCCTGATTGATGTGCCGACAAATAGCTGGATCGATATTCGCCTGGACATGCCACAAAAAAATGAAGAGCAAGCGGAACCTGATTCTGCAGCTTAAAACATCAGCCCGGCGTTGTCCGGGTTTTACTCCCTAAATCTCATCGAATCTCAACGTCCTATCAAAACCTATCCTTTAGTCACTTGATCACTTCTCACTGAGAAACTACTGTATACAAGCACAGTAATTTCAGGCTAATCATTCATGGCAAGACGATACGAAATCGACGCGGCTTTCCGCTCAGCCGTCAAAATCAACCCGCGCACCGGCCGAACGGTCACTACCAGAGACTTCACGACAGAGCTGGCTAAGGTTAACTGGCACTGGACGCTCGCGGAGGCTAACCGCTGGATAGAGCACCACGTCGACCAGTTCAGGGACATATCCACCCAGGAAGGTGACGACAGGACATTCATGCTGTTTAACCCGAACGTGAGGTAACTATGGGATTTCCATCACCGGCTAACGATTACATTGAGAAGCGCCTGACGATTGACGACTTCGTTGTTGCTAACCCGGCATCGACGATGATTTGTGATATCGGGGATCGACTACTTGTCATTGACCGCAGCGTGCCACCTAAAAGCGGCAGCATGATTTATTACGAGCTGATGGGAGAGTGTGGTGTCGGAAAGATAATGGGAAGGAGTCTGATAACGCCTGAAGGGGAGGCGTTCGAAGGTTCTGTGCTGGAAGAGCTGGAAGTGGTAGGCGTTGTGACAGCGGAGATTCTGAAGATTCACGAACCTGACAGACCGACGATTTAG